ACCCGCAAGCGCTGCAACACGTCGCCGTATTCAAGGGTTTCAGACCATTCACGGGCGTATGAGTCGTGACCTTCTACTAAGGCGTTCCAAGCCCTAACGAAGGCCCTTTCAGGTGCCAAGCGTTCCAGTTTGATGTGGTGGCAACGCAGATTTTCTCTGGCACTGGAATGGTGGAGCTTTTCATAAGCCGTGCAAAAAAGATATGGCGAGTGCTCCCTTGTGCCAAAAGAATAACCACAATCGCCACAAATCACTTTACCAGTCAGAGGATCGGCATCACCGAAAGTAGCCAAGCGCGTATGGTGTGATTTAGCATAATCGCTTCGACGCTGCATTTCCAGTTGTACGCAATCCCACATTTCTGGTTCTATTATATATGGATGCGTTTCGGCCATGTAATAACGTGGCAGCTCGCCTCGGTTCATCTTCTTCTTTTTTGTAAGCGGGTCTAAAACAAAAGATTTCTGATAACAGCTGTCCCCTTTTAACTTTTCATTACTGAGCATCTGCATAATGGACGTAAGAGCCCATGCCCCTCGATTATTGCGCGTTGGAATTCCTTCAGTGTTAAGACGGCTGACAATATCCGAATAGCCGTATCCGTCAAGAAAATCACGGAACATTCTCCTCACAACAGAGGCTTCCTTTTCATTAATAGTAAGCAGTCCACCAGCATTCCTGTCATAACCATATGGCGGAGTACTCATTACAGAAGTCTTTCCCTGTTCTGCCCTTTTTCGCATGCCCCATTTGACGTTTTCGGAAATACTGAAACTTTCAGCCTCGGCTACTGCCATCATTAACGTAAGAAGCAGTTCGCCTTCGCTGTGTGAAGTATGAATATTTTCTTTTTCGAAGAATACATCAATATTGAGAGCTTTCAGTTCACGCACTGCATTCAGACAATCGACCGTATTACGACCAAAGCGGGACACACTTTTCGTGATAACCATATCCAACTTGCCATTACGGCAATCATTAATCATTTGCCGAAAACCATCCCGATTTTTTACACTTGTGCCAGAAATGCCTTCGTCAGCATAAATTCCTGCAAAAGCGTAATCCGCATGATTGGACAAGTACTTTTTGTAATAATCTAACTGTGCATAGTAACTCTGCCGCTGTTCCTCAAAATCAGTGGAAACACGGCAGTAAGCAGCGACGCGGAGCTTATCCTTTTCCGCAGAAGTCTCATTGGATATATTGACTGATGGGAATAAGACGGAAACTTTTTTGAGACGTTCTGTTTTCTGCACTTTGCTCATCATAAACCTCCAATACTATAAGCGGCTCCCTCAACGGCAGAAGTTCAGTCGTAAGAATTTTTAGCGTTTCTTCCGGGATTCGGACACCGGTACAGGCGGATTTATGCTTTTGAAGTAGAGTACCACACACCCAATCGACAAGATCACTGTCGCTCCTTTGGTGTCTGCGCAGTGAGGCACCGCAAAGAGGACATTTCAACATACTGGTATACGGATGAACTTGTAGTTTTCTTTCTTCCAATCGCTTTTGTACATGATTCCAATCTGTGCGGCGGATAATCGGAAAATGATGATTCTTAATATAGTACATCGCCTGTTCGCCATGGTTCTTATGAGTTTTTCCATCATCGGAATTATAGTATTTTAGGAAACAGCAATCACCGACGTATTTTTCATTAGCCAGTATACGGCGTATACGCCAATGGTTCCAAGCCGCATTATTATAGGTATAGGAAGAAACCCTACCATCATTGAGTAATTTTGAAATTTGGTCAAGAGTCATTCCATCAAGATATAGGCGATAAATTCTGCGTACAATCTTAGCCTGCACTTTATCAATCACAACATTGCCTTCATCATTTTTAGCATACCCAAGCAAACTTTCCGTGTGTAATGGGCCTTCTCCAAATTTGTATTTGTTCCGAATTGCCACCCTTACGTTGCCACTGGACGACTTTCTTTCTTCTTCTGCAAAGGAGGCAAGAATTGTCAGCATGAATTCACCCTCGGTGGTAAGCGTATTAATTTGCTGTTCCTCGAAGACCACACCGATTCCTAATGTTTTGAGCTCTCTAACAGATTGCAATAGCATGACGGTATTGCGCGCAAAGCGGGAGATCGACTTGGTAAAAATCAAATCAACCACACCGGTTCGTGCTGCTTCCATCATAGCTTTGAAGCCGGGCCGGTTTTGTTTGCCGCCGGAGATACCGGCATCGGAATAAATACCGCAAAATTCGTAGCTGGGGTGTTCCCGAATGAGCCGCTCATAATATTCAGTCTGATATTGCAGGGATTGTAACTGCTTATCGGAATCAGTAGAGACACGTACATAAGCGCAAGCCCGTTTCAGCGTATATACCGCAACAAAGTCCCTGGCTTGCGGCACCTGAGTGATTTTTCTGTTCTGCGTCATATCAATTTTCCTCCAATGTCCAAGGGCGTTCGCTTCCGTCTTTGAATTGAAACACCACCTCGGTCTTTGATTTGACAATCAACGCGGTAACCGTTGTGCGCCAAAGTGACTCATCAAATTCCGTCAGCAATTTATCCCGCTGTTTGAGTATCTTGAGAAACTCCGTCATCTGAATATATTTCGCCTTTTTCCGGGTAATTTGGTTATTCAGATCAAGGTAGTTATCACGCAGCCTTTGATATTTTGCTACATATTCATCATAGCGTCGTTTGTACTCCTGCTGGTCTAGAGGAGCCTGTGCATTTTCCGCAACGAATTTTTCAATTATCACTTGCAAATCTGAGCAATCATGATCAGCATCCATACTCTGTTTTTCCAGTTTCGAGCAATCAGTCACTTTCCCGACAATTTCTTGGTAATCCGCTAGGATGGCATCTCTGTTGGTTATGAGACTGTTAAAGACCTCGACAAACAGACGCTTGATGGTCTCCTCGTATAAATGCGGTGAAGAACACTTCTGTTGATGATTGAACTTGTTATTGCACTGCCACACCGCTTGCCGGTATTTATCAGTAGAGTGCCATATTTTTCGGCCATAGGAAGTGCCGCAATCTCCGCAGACAATTTTGCTGGAAAAACAACTGCTGCTGAATACGCGTCCCCCAACAGCTTGTCGGCGGCGAAACTCCTCCTGTACCAGTTCAAAAATCTCACCGGACACTACCGGTTCGTGCGAATTTTCGACATAATACTGAGGTGCTTCACCTTCATTCACTTTCATCGTCTTGGTCAAAAAATCCGTTGTGATTTTTTTTTGTAGACGTGCGTCACCTCTATATTTCTCATTTGTCAAAATACTTTCTACCACTTTGTTATTCCATTTCGTTTTGCCGCCGGGCGTTGGAATATGTTCTTCTGTCAGAATTTTTGCAATGCTGGAAGGTGTCTGGCCTTCCAGAAACAAAGCATACATGCGGCGTACAATATTCGCTTGCTCTTCAACTACTTTCGGTAGACCATCTTCACCTTTTTCATATCCGAGAAAATTCTTGTACGGCAAACTCACCTTGCCATCGGCAAATCGCTTTCTCTGACCCCATGTAATATTTTCGGAAATTGATCGCGATTCTTCCTGCGCGAGCGATGAAAAAATCGTAAGCAGTAATTCACCCTTACTGTCAAGTGTATAAATGTTTTCCTTTTCAAAATAAATCTCCACGCCTTTTTCTTTTAGCTTTCGGATAGCAGTTAGCGTATCAACTGTATTTCGGGCAAAGCGGCTGACCGACTTTGTGAGAATCAAACCCATGCGGCCCGATAGGCCATCATGCATCATGCGCTTGAAACCTTCACGATGCTTCGTGCTTGTACCGGAGATACCCTCATCGGTATAGACTTCAACATAGTCCCAATCTGGATTCGTCTGAATATGTCGGGTATAATAATCAACCTGCGCATCGTAACTAGTTTGCTGTTCTTCGCTGCCGGTCGATACACGCGCATAGGCGGCGACACGTTTTCGTGCAGGAAGATTGGAAATATTGTTAAACCGTACTGTTGGCTGGATGACCGTGACAGATCTTGCCTGATTCATTAGCACACCCCCTTTTGGAATTGCAGCCGGGCCTGCTGACGCTTTTCTTCCGTCCAGCTTTCCCTACGTGATCGGTCTTCCCAAGTAGCATCGACCATGTTTCCGTCGTAAAAAACAAAAGTCAACAGGTTTGCCCCCGGTACTAAAATATAATCAATTTGATTTCTAAAAATAATTTCATCAAATTCTTTAATTCCAATTACCTGCGCAGAAACAGCCAGAAGCGTGTTTTCTGGTATTTGCTTTGAGGCACAAACCGCTTTGCCTTGCGTGTTGAAAGTAGCACATCTCCACGCATAAGCACGACCGCCGCCTAATGATCTACGTTGGTAGCTTTTCCCACAGATTCCACAACGTATTTTTCCGGTAAACGGATAGGAAACTTTCATTTTTGTTGTATTGAACTGTTGCGCTCGCTGCTCCTTAATTAGCTGAACCTTATCATACATTTCTTGAGAAATAATTGCCTCGTGGGTTCCCTCCGCATAGTACATAGGAAGTTCTCCACGATTTACACACTTTTTCTTGGTGATATGATCAGAACGAAAGGTTTTCTGCAGAAGCAAATTTCCTGCATATTTTTCATTGTGCAGAATACAGTAAATGGCACTTTCACCCCAGGCATTTCCGTTCCTTGTTTTTATTCCTGCCGCATTGAGTTTTTTCATAATAGCGTTTTTACCCATACCACCGATGTAATCATCAAAAATCATTCTGACTACCGCAGCTTCTTCGGGCTTAACAGTCAACGCACCTTTTTCGCAGTTATACCCGTAGAAAAACCGCAAGGCTGACGGTTTACCATCCTGAAACTGCTTGCGAATACGCCATTTGCAGTTTTCGCTGACTGAGCGGCTTTCCTCCTGTGCAAAAGAAGCGAGGATGGTAAGCATAAACTCGCCATCCCCGCTGATAGAGTGAATATTTTCTTTTTCAAAAAATATATTGACATTAATTGCTTTTAGTTCTCTTACAACTTCGAGCATTGTGACCGTATTCCTTGCAAAGCGTGATATCGATTTTGTAATAACCATATCGATTTTACCAGCCCTGCAATCTGCAAGCATCTGCTGAAAACCCGGTCGAGAAGCCTTGGTACCTGTATAGGCCTCATCCGAGTAGATCCCCATGTACTCCCAATCAGGGCGATTCTGAATAAATTTGCTGTAATAGCTTACCTGCATTGACAGGGAATGCAGCATGGCTTCTTTTCCGCTGGAGACTCTTGCATAAGCGGCGACTCGCAGCTTTTTTGGTATGACAGACTCACTCTTTTCAATTTCGCGGATAATTCGTTCCATAAGTATCCCTCCTTCGTAGGTAGCATATTACCTCTGTTTCGGGTACGTATCAAGTTAATTCAGCGATATAATTCACGTAAAACTGGACAATATTTTTCTGATAGCATATTATCTATGACACTGAAATCATCTTGATCAATAACGCCTTTATCAAGCATACCTTTCGCAATTAAGATGGCGATTCTATAATTTTTCTCGCGTTCAAACTGCTCTTTGCTCACAAGCGTTACCTCCAAACCGATCTGTAATATAGCAGTCATGGCTACAATATCTTCGCCGCTGGTCTGTACGACTCATAAATTTTTCACCACAGTGAGCACAGATACTTAATTGGCTCATTTGTGAATAATCAGAATTGATTTTCCACCAAACTCTGCGGCAGGTTTCGGAACAAAACTTGCGGGGCCTATGCCTGCCGGATTGAAGAATCAGCTTTCCACACTGCTTACAGTTGGAGGAACCGCTTTGTTCAATGTGTGCAGTTGATTTTATCTTTTTTTCTCCTAAAATCACTTTATTCCTCTGACAATAGGATTTAATGGTGTTTACCGAAATGCCAAGCGAAGTGGCAATAGCGGAACAGCTTAGACCTTCCGTCCTCATTTGGTGAACCGTGTCCTTTTCTTTTCCAGTCACTTTAAACACCCCCATTTCATAAAAGTAAGGGCAGTCCCTATAGACCGCCCCAATAAATTGTGATTTTGTTGATATTACTGAGATGTGTCGGATGTCTTCGCTCCTTGCAGCGTCTTAATCAAGTCAAATATATAGTTACTACCACGGCTGATTAAGATACCCGTCAAAACTGCCCCCACAAACGGAACTGTGGAATTAATGCCGAGCAACGCAAAAATATCCACATTATATGTGAGTGCAACCGCGACACCGAGTCCGATTCCAACGAGCATCTGCCATTGCGGTTTTCCTCCCACAAAAAATGTTTTCAAGTATGTAATCAGGCCCTCGACGATAATTGCCAGTAGAGTTAAAGATATAAATTGTGTCATATGTTACCTCTTTCCGCCGGGTCAACCGGCATTTTCTTCATTCTTTCAAATAGTTCTGTTCCTGCCCCGTTACCACCAAGCGCATGATAAGGAAGGTACAGGCAGTCCATATTTTCGATGTCCTTTACGCTTGCAAAACCTTTGCGCTCGCAATCAACATAACATTGATAAATGCGGTCATGAAGCAAGGCCTTTAGGCCGTCTTCCATGGCCTGCTGACGGCCATTTTGTTCTTTCTGGTTACTCCATAGTTTTTTTACAACCCACGATATCCCGCCAGTAACTGCCGCAAAGATCACCTGCATCCAGTATTTCAATATCCATTCCTGCAAATTAACCACCTCTTACTTCATATGAGCCACAAACTGTTTCACGCCGTTTACATATACTCCAGCGGAGGAGCCGGATTTACCGAACCCGACAATATAAAAAAAGCTGTCACCACCATTGTGATATCGAGGCAGCAGCGTAACTATTCCTGGCGTACCAACAGTGACCGTCACAGCACTGGAGCTGCTTATCATGAATTGATATGCTTGTCCCGGCGAAAGCGTAATGTCCTTTGTCGTGTCACATTTGAAGTTTATGGGCTTAGGTTTTGGAAACCCATTGTAGCCGCCAGCACGGATAATTGTTGGATAGTCCTTGAAAGCCGTATCCATATCAACAGCGCCAGCAATGCCGGGCACTGTTCCTGTGCTGCCCGTCTGCTGAATGCCACATGGATAATCCGGAGCACCGGAGTAATCCGCAAGCCATACATCGTAAGACTTAATTGTAGCTGCGCTGAATTTTCCTGACTGAATAAAATCACCGTTGGTGTAAAGATTTGTAAACCAACCATCTGCCTTCATTGAATCCATAAAAGCG